CCTATCGAAGAACAGTATCCAGCACACGGCGGTACTTATGTGAAACCTGAAAATGAAGTTTAATTATGGAATACAAAGTCACTATGTACATTAAAGCTGTGACTCATCCACGAAAGTGGCTTGTTGAAGGTGTTAATGACATGCTCAATGAAGATGAAAGTGAAGACATCCTTGAATGGGAAATCGAACCTATGGAATTTATTGACAATGACTGAAGCACAGCCTAGTAAAAAAGTTGGAGGCCATACCTATGGTCGCCGTCATCGTCAAGTCTCCAATACAGCTGAAGAGGGAGAGTTGTGTTTGTATACGGGACATGCGATTGGACGCTTTTCCTCTCACTCAATGCGATACGACAGCCATCAAGCCTGTACTAGATGTGTTGCAGCAGCAAGAGAAGGTCGAATGTCTCTAACCATTGATAGCCTTCTTAAGAAGAATAGAATCAAAGCACTTAAATTCTGGAGCCAAGTTGATATTGGTTCACCTGATGTGTGTTGGCCATGGAATGGATGCATTAATAGTAGAACTATGCAGCCACAATTTGCATGGAGAAGACATGGAATTTCTACCTCGACTCAGCATCACCCGCAGCGAGTTGCTATGTGGTTTAGCTGGGGGGATCTTGGTTTCACTGGCGTTAAAACCACATGCGGAGAAAAGTATTGCTGTAATCCATTTCATCTTATTCCTCAGCATATTGGCGTATTTGTCGATCAAGACAGTTATACCGAAAGCTTTGAAATTGCTTGCCAGTTACATACACTAAAGCAACAGGTTGCAGAATTTGTGCTAGAAGAAGCTATGAAAAAGCAGGAGGAGGAAGAGAAGGCTATGGACAATCCTCTAACTAGTAATCATGATGATATTTTAATGAATCCTAATTCTCCATTTGGAGAACGCTTTGATGCAGCTATTGCTGAAATGCTTACAGGTAAGCACTCTATGCAAATTACTCCAGACGATCCTACTTTATCTAATAAACCTACAGATAATAATGAAGAGGAAAATGGAGAGCCTTTCTAAATCACAGCCCACGCTTTCCATAAATACCACTTATCCTTGTAAAAGAGTCATTCTACTATGTCTAGACGTACCGATTTAATTCAGCAGCTCATAAAATCCGATAAATTTGGAGAAGAGAAAGAGCAAGAGCAGAAATTTCTTGCTGCAACAGCTGAATTAATTCTCACTGATCTAGTGAATATCGCAATTCGTGCCGTTGAAAAACGTGGTGCTGGTTCCCTTGTTATTAATTTACAGGAAGGGTTATCTGTTTTTATGTCAGGTGACGATATTCAACAAGATCTTGTTACTGCTGAAGGGCTAGAAGACGAAAATACAGTTAAGTTCCTGCGACAGCTCATTGAAGAAGTTGACGAGAATGACTGGTCTAAGAATGTGCTTATAACTTTGCTATCTGAAGATGGAACAAGAACATTTGCAGTCGAAGCTGGTGGGAGCCAAGAAAGCCTCCGAGCGCTTGCAGCAGAATTTACAGGATAAGCTAGAGGCACAAGGTCTAAAGCTTCCCTTATATCCAACACCTCAAGTAATTGAACGTGCTCGTACTGTTATGGGTTCTATTGATTTTGATCCCACCTCTGATCCTGTGCAGCAGGTACTTGTTGATGCTACTTCAGTACCTTCTATAGAAGTGAATCCTCTACAAGAACACTGGCACGGGAACGTATTCGTTTCCCCTAAAGGAGCTGTAAAAAATACACGTATTTGGCTAAATAAAACAATCAACGAGTATAGGAATGGCTATATCAAAAGCTTTGTATTCTTTACAAGTGCCTCTGAAATTCTACGTGCATCTCCTGTTTTGTGGGATTATCCTATCTGTATCCCTTTCAGACGTGTTAGACAGTTCAGAGCAACTAAATCTGGATTTGAAGCAGTCTCTCCCTCTACTTGGAATTGTATTGCTTATGGGCCTCCTTTAGATGTTACTCTAAATAATATAGATCGTATTGCTCTTTTTTATAACTCCTTTAGAGATATCGGACGAGTAATTTATAATGAGTACGCTGGTGACAATTGGTCTAAGGATCTAACGTTCTTTGAAGAACAGAAGGGTAGCGTTTAATGAGTAAGAATATATCAAAGGAGTATCTACTTACATTACCGTCTGGTCAGAATGTTCATCCATGCAGACTTATTGTAAGAGATGGTACTTTGATGTGGAAAAATGCTTTGTTATACGATAATGAATTATTAGCAATACCTCAATCCTTAGCTGATGAAGCTCATATAATTAAAACCGCACAACGCTTAGAGGAGCTTAATACATGGGTCTCAATGGATATGGAACCTTGGGAATCAATTTTCCCTATCTATTGGTATGATCCAACTAACGAAGATATGAAGCACGGGATCAGTGTTTACTTTGTTCACCGTATACTTTCTGTTAAATCGCTTTTTGATAAGCTTATTGATCATGTCCAAGACCATGAGATCTTGGAGCATAGATCAAATTATCTATTCTTTAAACGCTGCTAGACTCGCCACCTTTCGGTGGCTTTCATCTTCTGTGAGCTTATCGATTAGGCGTCTAAGGTACCATTCTGCTTTTTTTGCATCTTGTACAGCATGATCTTTATGCCAAAGTCGAAGTATATATTTCAATACTTGACCTTGGAGAAATCCCAAAGTAGAATCAGATGCATCTTTAATTGCATCCTCAATTACATCAATTGCTTCATACTTCCCAGAAGTGTAGTGTGGCGGATTATTTACTAAATCTGTTTTAATGCATCCTTCGTTTGATCTATGTAGATCGTACTTAGTGTCATGAATGCTAATTAAATCATCCGATTCTTTTTTGTACTGTTTGTACCATTCGCCTTCCCAATGCATATGTAGTCACGGTAAACACTTTCACTACCTAATATAGGATTAAACGTACAATAATGTGACCTATGGCTTCACCAAAAGGCGACCCAACTTATATTAAAAATAAGGAAAAATTCTTTCTTGAAATCTGCAAATTATTGGCTAAAGGATCTACTCATCCTATGGCTCCTGGAGGCTGTGTCATTGTCCGTGACCGTGAGATTATTGGAGACGGTCGAAGCCTTGTAACCAGCTGTAAGGTTGAATTAGATTGTATATCTTATGCAATCGCGACTGCCGCTAAACGTGGCACCCCAGTTGTGGGAGCTACTCTCTACAGCACGAGATACCCATTCTCTACTGCTGTATTTCAATGTTATTTGATGGGTATCAGAAAGATTGTAGTTCTTGCTCATGAATGGGAACCTTTCTATAAAGATGAATTCAGACGTGCTGCACGCTTGGCACGCGAACTAATTATTTCAATCGAACCATATTTTGAAGATGAAGACAAACGCTTTACGGTTAACAAACAACCGGAGAAGAACAATGACCCGGACGCATGGATCACTTACAACCCATTTGAACAAGACGAATTTGATCCCGAAAATGCCGAAACCATCTACGATGAAGACTCAACTTCTCTTTGACTTAGAGAGCACAGGGCTATTACGCCGGGGCTCTTCAATACACTGTGTTGTAATGCGTAGTCTAGAATTAAAAGACACACCAGTTGTCTTTGACAATCGACCAGAACGCAGTTTAGATCTAGCTATTAAACAGCTAGAAATGGCTGATGTAATCATTGGGCATAATATTATCAGCTTTGATATTCCGCTGATCAAAGAACAGTTTCCTGAGTTCAATTTTACTGGGCAAGCTATTGATACACTTGTGCTCAGTCGATTGTATTATCCTAATATTATCGAACGTGATTATGAACGTAAGCCTGATAACATGCCTCAAAAACTTTATGGGAGGCATAGCCTAGAAGCATGGGGCTATCGATTGAAATGCTTTAAGGGCGATTTCGGTAAGCAATCAGGTGCTTGGGATACCTACACACCAGAGATGCTTGATTACTGTATTGGTGATACAGAAGTGACACTCAAACTTTATGAACTTCTTATGAGGAAAGTTGATCTCTATTCTAAATAAGAGTACAAAACATGACTGAAAACTATAGGTACACAGCAGACTTTATACACTGGCTAAATGAATGCCCTTGTAGCTGGATTTGGTTACAACATGCTCCCGATAGTATTACCTACAAATTCTTCCCTACAAAAATGACTGAAGAAGAATTCTACCAAAACAACCCTGAGGAGGATCAAGATGGTTCCTGATTATGTGTTACTAGAAATGCGTATGGCTGAGCTAATGGCACAGCAAGAAGCATC